GCTGTGGTTTGCATATCGACCGAGACCTCAATGCTTCCCTAAATATTCTCCGCTTGGGGATACAAGCGGTGGGTGAAAATCCCTAGAAGCCTCTGACTTTAGTCAGGGGAGTATTCACCCCAGGGCACGTTGTATCGTCATACTCACTCTTCTGTACGCCGTTTTCGGTCTGGGCCACACCATGCCCGCATAGCTACCCGTCGCAATCGACTCCAGACTCGGCCACGCGTTCATTAACTCCCGCAGATGCGCGGGATACAGCATAAGTACGGGGACGCGCATCACATTAGCCAGTATGCTCATCCCCGACGCAAATCCCACCATGTACCTGCACCGCCTTATAACGGCCAATGACACCGGCAGGGCGGTTTGACCAACAATATCGACAACGGGAACGCCAAACCGTTCAAGCATAGGTGCGAGCTGCTCCTTCATGTCGCTGTCCCACCTCGCCCCCAGCAGCACAAACACCACATAAGGGTAGTCGGCGTGGACCTCCCTGATAAAGTCCATCCACTCCCCCGGTCCCCAGCCGTCCCATGCCCTCATGCCGCCAAGACTGGCAGTGTGAATGCCGATGTACATGGCGCCGGGAGGAAGGAGCTCACCACTCGTCGCGATGGCTTCCGGAGGTAGCGGGATATCGTAGTGAAAGTCCGCAGGCAGGTCGGGGAACCACTCTTCCAGGCGGTTGCCGCTGTCCAGCCAGTTATTGCAGCTAAGATAGATGTCAAAGCCCTTGCTCTCCGCATCCAGGACTTCCGCATATGTGCCGTTCCAGCACAATCGCAGCCGCTCGTAAGCAAGCTGTCCGGTACCGTAGCCTGACACGATAGACGGAAAAAGGTCGAGGAACGGTTTGCTGCGCCGGGTTGCGTCTTCGCAGACGGTAAGGTGGAGCGGGCGGCCGCAATTAAGAAATTTGGAGAGCAGCCAGGAAAGATCGCCGACGCCGGGATGGACGGTCATCTTCAGGGGAGTAACGCCAGGCTTGCTCATGCTCCCGCTCCTACCTGCCACCCCTTAGAATCCGCCATGAACTTAGCTACGGACTCCGTTGTCCCTGGGTGTTCGCACATCTTCTTTAATATCGGCAGACTGCAGGTGACGATGTCAGCACCCGCCAGAAAGCAGTCGATAACGTCGTCCGTGGCCCGTATGCTGCCGCAGATAATTTCGGCGGTATCCACCCGGTCGGGTTCGCTGTTGTAAATCTGCCTGGTATTACGGATGGTTTGGAGCGCAGGAGGCGCAGCCCCTCTATCCTGCATACGGCGGTAGAAGAAACTGACATACTCCGCTCCGGCTGCCAGCGCCATCACCGCCTGCCCGGTCGTGAATATGGCGGTGCAGTTGACGGGAATACCCATCCTGACCAGTTGCCCTATCACCCCTAATTCCGCCCACCCGATGGGAATTTTAACGACAAGTCCGGCAGGCATCACCTTTTTTAATTCCTGCGCCTGCGCGATCATTTCCAATGGCGCGGACGCGAACACCTCTACACTGACAGGGATGCGGCCTTTGACAATCCTGTTTATTGCATGAATGTAGTCGAAGAAGGCCGCCTTTGGCTCCTTTGCCAGTAAGCTCGGGTTAGTGGTGATGCCGCTGACGATATCATTATCAGCGATCTCTCGAATGTCATTGAGATTGGCGCTGTCAAGAAAGAGGCGCATCATTTTACTCCGTGTATGGGTGTTTGTAGCTCCTGCCATCTTCCACGATGAACACATCAGCAGGGTCGTCATGCGTACTGACTTCGGTAATCAGCACATCGGTAACGGCTATGCGCATGTGCATCGTCCCCGGCGCAATGTGCCAGGTATCCCCGGCCGTCAACCGTATACTCCCATTCTCTCCCCTTCCATGTCTCGTACCTACGGCCAGCTCCCCCTCTTCGACTATATACGTTTCCCGCTTCCTGACATGGTACTCAAGACTGCTCTGGCAGCCTGCGCGCATCCATAGCTGCTTCAGGCAATACTCCGGCTGATTGGTGAGCGTGCGGTGCCTGCCCCAGTACGTTGGTATCCACTTACTCATCTCCAAACACCTCCGCGTATTTCGGGGGTACAGTGCCTGGTAATGCGCACTTCGCCGCTGCCCAGATGTTTGCTCTGCGCAGGGCTTCCGCATCCCCGAGATGATGGAAGGCGGCGAACGCGGCGAGGAAAGCGTCGCCCGCGCCGCAGGTATCGGCGACATCGACGGGAATACCTTTCGCCGTGTGGTATGCGGGGAGAATAACGGCCCCATCCTTACCCATCTTGACAATTATGCTTCGGAAATTATCGAGGGGCCACCTTAAACTATCCAGCCCAGGACCGGCCAAACCGGCGTACTCACGCGAATTGACGAATAAGTAGTCGGCGCCCGAATACCAGCCGTGGTTGCCCGGTTGCTGACTAACCTGCGAATCGACCATCGTAGTGCAACCACGCTCACGGCAATAGGGTATCGCCCACCGCACGAACTTCTCGGTAAGCAACCCATGGCGGTAGTCGCTGAAGATAACAAGCCCGCCCCGAATATCCAACGCTTTGAGCGCGGATTCATCCAGGGGGTTTTCCGGAGGGAGCCGGTCTACTTGAAGCAGTTTACACCCTTCCACCCAATAGCGCTGCTTGGTAACACAGCCGGCGGTGTTTTCATTGGACAAAAAAGTGAAGGAACGGGGACGGAAAGGAGGACGGGAAGGAGGACGGGGAGGAGGACCTGGACGACTCAGCTCCAAAAGGTTTGTGGCTACAAATGCCGCCCCACCCCTTGTCTCCGTTTCCTTCAATACCTGCATGACCAGCGTCGGCGTCTCCGCGCTCACGCCCAGAATACGCCCGTAGGTATTAATGTCGATGATGGTGTCCCCAATCAGGACTAGCCGCCGTTGGTCTGCCGCCGCCGCCGCCGTTGCTGCTGCCGCCGCCGCCGCCGTTGCTGCTGCCGCCGCCGCTGCCTTCGCCTCCGCACTTGCCGCTGCCAGGACTTCCGCCCACACCTCTGCCGCCGCCTTCGCCTCCGCCTCCGTCATCATCACGATCCTTCTCCTTGTCTGGGTTGGCCGTACTTCGTGTGGTATCTTATATAATTGTCTTCAATCTGCTTATCCGTCAACATCACCGGCCCCAGGGCCATGGCGTGGTAGATCGTCTTAGCGCAATCCTCCGCCATCACCGCGCGTTTGACGGCCTCCTCCACACTGCCGCCCACGGCGAACAGCCCGTGATTCTGTACCAGCACCGCCCCGGCCCTGCTTTTGCCAAGCGCGTCGACAACTACCTCCCCTATCCCCTCCCCGCCTATTTCCGCGTAAGGAGCACAGGGGATATGGCCTCCAAACTCGTCCGCCATTCCTGTCAGGCAGCATGGAACATCCCTGCCGGCGCAGGCGAAGGCGGTGGCGAATGTGGAATGCGTATGGACGACGGACATAACGCCGGACAGATGGTTGTGGATGTACAGGTGGCTGGCGGTGTCGGTGGATGGCCGGGGCTCCCTGGCGTCATACATGCCGTCCATTTCAACCCACACTATCCCGTGCTCATACAGGTTTTCGCAAAATCCACCCGACGCCTTGATGTAGATAAGGCCATTTCTGACTGAGCGGACACTGATGTTGCCCTGAGTCCAGACAACGAGACCAAGAGCGTGAAGTTGCCTGTGCCAGTACGCGAGTTGCACCTTCATCCGACTCAATCGCCATCCCCTTTATTCTGCTGAATCTTAGTTATGATCGCCGTAGTAGAAACCCCCGGCAGCAACGGACAGACGACAACTTTAATATTCTCCGGTATCCCATCCCTGCGCCTTACTTCTTCCGCGCCCCACTCCGCCCCCTTTACGACCACATCCGGATTGACCGACAATATAACATCCAGGGTGTTTGTCCCGCAAGCGACTACTTCATCCACCGCTCGCAAACTCTCAAGCAGCCGTTTTCTGTCCTCGAACGTGTTCACCGGCCGGCCCTCCCCCTTCAGCTCCCTTACACTCTCATCTGAGTTCAACCCGACGACCAGCTTGTCCCCCAGCCGCCCAGCAAAATTCAGCATAGTGATATGACCCTGTGTAATGAGGTCGAAGCAACCATTGGCGAACACCACCCGCCTGGCCGGCGCGGGGTCGATCTTCGCAATCCTGGGATTGTGCCGCTGCTCTCCAAACTTCGCCGCCAGCCACGCATCGACGATTTCCGCGTTCCGCTCCGCCGTATTCTTCCAGGTCCCCAGGCACAGTACATTGCTGTCGTTGTGTTCACGGCATAATAGCGCCGTTTCCAGATTATGAACGAGCGCCGCGCGCACTCCGTTATGCCGGTTGGCGACTATGCTCATTCCCACCCCGGTCCCGCAGACGAGTATCCCCAGTCCGGCATCGCCGGCGGATATTATCTCCGCCAACTGGTGGGCGTAGTCTACATAATCCACCGGTGTCTTTGCGGAATACGGCCCAAGGTCGATCACTCTGCGTCCCTTGGAATACAGCTGTATCTTCAAAAGGCGCTTGGCGTCCACACCGTTATGGTCGGCTGCTAAGAGTATCAGCGAAGAAGTCATCCGCGTTAATCCCTTTGTCGTCTACGAATTTATCAGCTTTGGGTTTGTCCATGATGAGCCTGTGATACGGCACCCCCCAGACCTTCAACTGCGCCTCGGTAAGGCTGCGATGCCCCCCGCCGCGCGCCGTGAATATCCAGATCGTGTGACCGGCGCGATATAGCCGCTTGATTCGATTGATACGGCGGGTAAAGGGGCGGCAGGACGAGTAGTCGCCGTGGGTCTCGGTAGCCAGTGTCCCGTCTATGTCCACAGCGATAAGCATGCCTACTTCACTCCCAGCGGCAGCAGCCCTCCACAGGCCATTGTCCGCGAAAACCCCGCCCGGCGCAGATACTCTTCCACCACCGGCCTGGTAAAGAAGTTAAGATGTTGTTCGGGCTGAATATAATCCTGCCCCCACGAACAGTCCGGCGTCCATCCGTCGAACGGAAACGTCGTGTAGTAGAATACCCCGCCGGGGCGCAGGCAATCATAGGCCAGCTTGAATATCTCCCGTGGGCTGAAGGCGTGCTCCAGCACCTCGATCGCCGTCACGGTATCATAGTAGTCACGCGGTATGCAGCCGGAATCCGGACCATACACCACAAGCCGCCCCCTCCTGCAGTGCTCCAAAGCAAACTCCGCCGTTTCGTAGCCGGCGCAAAAATACTCAGGGAGGTTACTGGCGAAATCCCCCAAGCCGCACCCAATGTCCAGCAACCTGCCAAGGGGTGGCGTCAACCCCCTGACATGCTCGAGCATCCCGCCGTGGACACTGGTCTTCGCAGCCGCAAGGTGGTCGATGCGGCCCTGGTAGAACGCTGCGTCGTACAACGCCTGCAGGGTAGCGGCGTCCGGACGCGGGTGGATGTATAAGTGCCCGCACCCACGGCATCGGACCATCGTATATGTCACGTCCGGCATCCACATCCCCGGCTTCGTCAGCAATGGTTCACGGTCATCGGCGCCGCAGTTGTCGCATTCCGGGCGCACGACTAACATCCACGTCTCCGCGCCGCCATCGATATAATCGCCATGTGCCGCCCTGGGTCGCGCAGCGCCCCCTCGTCGAAATTCCACTCCACCATCTCGTACCCGGCGCAGTGAAGCATCGCGATCAGCGACTTTCGGCTAAAATAGTAAAGATGCTCCACTGGCTTGAGGTGCTTCCAGCCGATCACATCCCAGGGCGCGTCCTCGACGTTCGGCGTACACAGGAATATCCATCGCGGCGGAGGATGGCCGAAGTTCAGCGTTTCCGCCGGTGCCCTGAGATGCTCAAGCACATCCCAGAAGGTGACGATGCCCGGATGAAGGCCGTACCGCCAAACGTTATAGGAGGAGAATGGATTGACATCGTACCCGTGGCAGTCAAATCCAGGAGGGGCAGCGGAGATAAATGCTCCGGCGCCGCAGCCGAAATCGAGCAGCGTCCCCGCCTGGACATGGCGCAGCACCATCTGCCAGCGATTAGCCATGATTTGCCGGCCAAGGGGGGACGCCCCCTCGGCCGCATACTCGTCAATGTAGGCTTGTGTAAATTGGTGCTCATGATGAAGTGGCATTGTATGCATCCTTCGCAGTCTGCATCCTCCGCAGTCTGCATCCCTAGCAGCCGTCAACCTTCGCAGTCTGCATCCTTCGCAGCCGTCACCCTTTAACCAGAGCCGGTAGGAAACAGCTCGGCGGAATCAGAGGTATTGCTGCTGCTGTAGTTGTTGGCGCAGTAACAGCCGCCGTTAATCAGGCTGTACGTGAGACTGCCCCCGCCAAAGAAGTTATCCCGTATCAACCCCTTGACGTTGGCGCCGAAGTTAACGCCCCCTGCCGACGCATACATATACAGGAAGTCGTTGTTCGTTACCCTGTCAACGCTTGCCGACCCGCTGCAGTAGATGCCCCCGCCACTCCAGGCGCTCGTCGCCGCCAGGCCGTCGAACAGGTTCCAGCGGATTTCCACCCGCAGTGGTCCCGACGGGATGTTAATGGCGTGGACAGGGCCGGCCGCACGCAAAAAGAACTCGTTGTTGTAAATCTTCGCGGTGTTGGCGGCCAGTCCAAGCACAATGCTGTTGGTGTCACTGGCGCCGCAGAAAAATATACTGTTGTAGACCGCGCACTCAGCCGCGTTGAGAAAAACGGCGCCGGCGAGAGCGGAGAGGGAAATTGGGAAGTAGAGGTTGGAAATGGTGCTGCCGGCGTAGTTGAGCTGGATACCGTAGAGTGCGGCGTTCGCCAGGTTCATTGTGAACTGCGGCCGCAGATTACCCGTACCCAGGCCGAGAATAGTACAGGCGACGAGCGGGATAATAGGAGCGGTGATCGTCTCCGCATGCTGCGCCTTGACGCAGATGATGTCACCGGCCACCATGCGCTGATTGAGGACTGCGGTAGCCAGGGACGGATAAGGGTTATTGAAGCCGCCGCGCGCGCCGTGCGTAGTGTTGCTGCCGCCGGCGGACGGGGAGGTGGGACTGCACACCCACCAGGCTTTGCCGGTGTACGCGTTGAGTACGGGCATGTCGCGGATGGCGACGCCGTTGGGAAAGCCGTTAGGGTAGTCTGATATGGGCATTGATTGGTGCTCCTGTCACCCAGGCGTCCACGATAAGGGTGGCGAGGGTCCGTTTGAAAGTGAACGGAATGTCTTGCTTTGCCGGAGCCAGGATTCAAGGCTTCCATGTACGCTCTTTGAGTATAGCATATGCAGTATGGTAGCCAAGCCCAAACGCGGTCGCTACTGCTCGGATGCTTTCTCCGTTTGCATGTCTACGCCGCATTTCCGGGACTGTGTGTGCATTTACTACATTTATACGACTGTTCTGTGCTTGTTCAGCCTTTGTAGCCCACCGGCAATTATCCGGGGTATAATCTCCGGCGTTGTTCCTTCTGTCAACCGAATGCTGCGGAGATGGCCGATCTCCCATATCTTCGACAAAAGCCCAGAAATTTTCCAGCCAGCGATCGCAAACGCCTATCCCGCGACCACCATACTTGAAGTAGGCTTTGTCCTCCGGATTGAGGCAACGCTGTTTAATGTTGTCCCAAATCCGGTAATACGGATGCGATCTGCGCTTGCCCCAGTCATCCGGACGCCCGGCATTCAGATCACCGGCGTGCCGTAATTGCCGTGCATAATGCGTAGCACAAAGGCCAATGGTCACCTGTGTTTTCTCACAACCCTCGACTTTGCACTTACTGGTATTCCTCACCTTAACGCGCTCAGGACTACCATGCGCACGGTAACGCTGATAACAGGCACCGCACCATCCAAACGCAGGGTGTGTAACCGGGTTCTTCTTGCAATACGAGCATAGCTCCATTTGGGTTTATCCTCTCCTGTATGGGTTTTGTGAAGAGGATAACCCATAATTTTACGGTTGTCAAGACAAAAAATACTCCAACCCTAAGAACCTGAGCTGCCGTATAGAGAGCGTTTATCAGTCACGCCCATGCTGTAGCGCTCCTCACTTTTGAAGAGGGCATTAGATGTAGGGAAATCATCATCGACATCGAACGTCATGGGTTCACGTTGAAAGCACTTCGCACCATCGGGACAATCTGTCTTCACGAACCAGCTAGACGTACTTGTTAAGAAGTGATTGACCCTGTAGCCTTCAGGGAACGCGCCCATTGTCGCAATCGCGTTAATATCCCTGTCCGCCGTTCCCGGCCGCCACTGCGTGTTCTTCAATATTCTCACGGTGTCGAACTCAAGCGACGTAGGGATGATGAGCTTCTTGGGGACGATGCGGATACGCAGGCCGCGCTCGTTGACGAAGTTGGCGATGTCGATAATGCACTGCTCCAGCGCCGCCTCGTTCAAGTCGCTGTCGATCGACGGGCGGTTCGCCCACGTAATCCCCATTTTGGTAACGTGCGCGGTGGAGATCAACGTCGCCCCGTCCTCGCCGGTGTAGTTGGTGTCGAACGCGCGGTTCAGCACGTTGGCGCCGACGATCTCCTTACCCTGGCGCATGGAAAACGCCAGCGACGTTGCCTGCCGCAATCCTACCTGCGGGTAGAGATTGTCCTTGTAGACTTCCTTGGTGACGATAAAACCCAGGGCGAACACAGCGTGGTTGTACCGGATCAGATAACCTTGAGACTGGCTATCGTAGCTGATGCCCATACCCTCGGGTTTTATCTGCGGAAGCCCAAAACCGGTGATGCCGAGTTCTTCCTCGAACGCCCTCTTGCTGGGGATGGTGTCGAAGATTTCCTGGAACTCAGGCTTATACTCATTATACTTGTTGTTGAAGATTTCGTGCAGACCGGGAAACAATAGCCGCGCGAAACTTGAAGAGGTGATGACACCCATTTATGCCTCCAATGGCGTCATCCTTATTTGTGTGGGTAGACGTTGGCGTTAAGGTTAGTAGTGGTGCCGGAGTTGCGGGGCAGGGCTACATGACTGCGTAGCTACATTACCGCGCAGCTACATGACTACGTAGCTATATGACTACATGACTGCGCAGTTACAGCCCGGCGATCGACGCGCGATAAACGTGCAGAAGCGGACTGACATACCATTTAGCATACTGGCCAAGCGCATTGTCCATCCGATCCACGAGCCGCATCAGCCGCCACGTCTGGGAGCTGGAGTAGGCGCTGGCGGTGTTACTGTCGATCGTAAACCCCGACAGGCCGGAGTTGACATTGACGGCGCCGACCGCGCTGCTGATCGAGTTCATAAGCGCGGCGATGGTCAGGGCGGACGGAGAACTGTTCTCCTGCACCTCGAACAGGACATTGGGGTCGTCAACGACGGCGATGTAGTTAGCCGTGCTCGCCGGCGCATACGCCTTCACGAGGTTGGCGGGATCGTAGAGTTCAACGGGCGCCACACCCTGGATACCGGTGGGCACGGTGCCGAAGCCAATGGCGACGCCGACGATAATGTCGTTGGCGCCAGCCAGTTTCACGGCGGGGAAGCGACCGGTAGGATCGCCGTAGTTAGTGGAATCAAACATTACGGGGTCGCCGACGCCGATGGCGCTGGCGTCGCTCGCTGAATGGAAGTAGATGCGAAACTGGCCATTCCATTCAACTCCGTTCAAATACTTTGCAGGAATGAACCCTTGCACCAGACTGGTATTCGCCACGTTATTTCTCCTTCGCAGTTATATGGGGGCGCGATTGCCCAGAGGTGAAACTTCTTCTGCCTTAGCGTTGATGTCAGCCTTGCCATACCGCCCAGGACTGCCCACCATTGTTCTTTTCATGTCGGCTTCCGACTCATCTATGCGCGTGTGCTGTAATTTCAAATCTTCCTCTCTATACTCCATGGGCTGCTCCATCAGAAAACCGGTCACTCCTCCGCCGACATGCTTGCTGATTTTGGCGCGCATTGGCGTGGGGTCGCCGGCTTTTAACGGTCCGCCCGTCTCGTCTCCATATACAAACTCATACCCGGCGTCCAAATGGGCTTGAATGCGTCCGGGGTTCTGAGGGTCATCGTTTACAACGCGGCGGTAGTAGCCGGGGCGTTGAGAGTATTTAAGGCGATCCGCCTGGCCGACGGGGACACGGTGGGGGCGGTGGGCGCGGGACGGCGCCTGTTGCTGCTGCGCCGTCTGCCGCTGCTGCTCCGTCTGCTCTTCCCCGATTTCGGGTTGCGCCAGGGATTTGCGTGTGAACTTGCCATCCGGTTGCCGATTGTCTGTCATGCTATTTCTCCTGTAGCAACCCATCCTTCGATGATCTTCTGGCCATTACTGCCAAGCTCGACGAACGAGTCGTAGACTTTCTTGTGCTCATCATCAAGGCTGGCGCGGGTGAACGTCTTAGTCCCGGCGCCCCGGTTCGCGCCCGCAGCGCTCACGGCCTCAACTCCCCCCATAGGCGCCTTCGCCCTTGCCGGCTTACCGAACTTATCCGGATACTTCTCCTTGACCTCACTGCCGATGATATTCAACGTCGCCTGATACTCGGCGTCGTCGGTAATTTCGGACAGCCCGTAAACCTTCGCGCGGGTGTGGGCGTAGGCCCGAAGCGGCGTATCATTCTTATACCAGGGGTTAGCGGCGACCCAGTCATCGAGAATGGCGTCGGGGGCGGCGTCGGGGGCGACGGCAATGGTGGCGGCGTCCTTCGCCTTGGCGTCCTTGATAGTGTCGATGCGGGCGTCAAGGGCATCCACCTTAGCCGGGTCGTTTTCGGCAATCGCCGCTTTGCGCTCTGTCTTGAGATTGGCGATCTTCTCGTCAAACTCCTGCTGGCGGGCGGCGGCGACACGCTCGTAATGCGCCTCAAGTGACTTGGTGGCGGTGAGCATGCGGTCGATCTTGCGCGTCTGGTCGCGAATAGTGCGGCCTTGGGTACGTTGGATTTCCTGCGCGCGCTTGATGAATACCTTGGCGTCCACAAAGGCGTCGCCAAGCGCTTCCCTGTCCGGATTCCAACCCATCTCTACCGCGAGTTCCTCGGTCTCGGTCAGCTTAGGGGCTGCGGCGGCCGCCACGTCGTCTATGGTGATGGTGACGGTGGCTGCGTCACCCGCCGCCTTGGCTGCGGCATCCGCTGCTGCTGCCGCCGCTGCCGCCTTTATCCCGTCCGGCTGCGTACTCTGTACTGGCAATGTGCCATCTGCTGGCATGTTTAGGTCTCCTTCTTGAAGTTGTAATCGGGGGCCGCGCCCTTCGCGATAACCGCCTTGCAGTCCTCGTCATTACAGAGGACGCAGCGCTCCAACCCTGTAATCTCGGCGTCTACCGTTATGCCCGAATACCGGGGAAAGCACACACGGTCGCCTACTCCCGCCCAGGGCGTTCCATCCCCAAACGCCTGCCAGGCCTGCCGGCCTACGGCCAGGATTACCCCGGTGGTGGCCGCTTTCTGATGTGTCTCACGCACAGTGTCAGGGACATATAGCATTCCGCCGGCTGTTCGTTCTTTGACTTCGTCAAGCTGCACTAAAACTAAATGTCCGCAGGGTTCAATCATCACATGACTCCTTGTATGGGTTGTCGTCGTACTTACTCCCTGTCGTCGTATTCACTCACTGTCATCCTCTTCCCCCTCCCCTTGCAGCAACACCGTTTCCGGCGGCTCGAACGCATCCTCCAGCCCCTGGATCATGCCGACGCGAAACGCGGTATTAAGAGCGGTGGAGTTAAGATTGTCAACGTCGAGCGTTCCACCGCGACCCAGGTCGATACGAAGGTCGTCGATCTGCCGCCGGCGGGCGGAGTGGACGATACGGGTGATGGGGTGCTGCAACCACATCCGGAACTCTTCAAGGGTAATATACGCATCAGGGGTGGGCATCGCTGTCTCCCCTTTCCTTGATGTCGAGCTTCCTGTGTTCAAGATGGTGGTCAGCCACCTCCATAGTCTGGCGGTGTCCCTGGTCCTGCGCCTTCAACGCCGCCTCCAATGCCTGCCTCTCCTTCTCCAATTCAAACTTCAACGCGGTGATCTCGCGCTCAAACTGCTGACCTGCCGCGCGTTGGTCAACCAGAGCGGAGTCGGACTGCAATTTGGCGGCGCGCGCGGTATCGAGTTCATGCCTGTACTCGATCTCCTTTTCCTTCAACGCCATCTCAGTCTGTTTTAGCTGCGCCTTTATCTGCTCGATTTCAATACGCGGATCGGTCTTAGGCTCCGGCGCGTCGAGAATAGTCTCGACATCCGGAATATTAAGGGCGGCGAAGTAGCGGCGGTATATCTCACGATCATTTAGCCCCTGGTCGATACACTCCTTTAGCGCCTGGGCCTTCATCACCTTCTGCATATCGTTGAGGTCGCCGATATCGCTCACCGGCGTAATGTCGAGATCGCTGTCGTAGAAGTCCGTCATCACGGCGTCGGGGTCATCCAGTACCCGCTGGTACTCATCCGCCTCGACAAAGAGTTTGTCAAGGTACTTCAGCTTTTTGAACTCGCGGCTGAGGGACTTGTGGATACGAAGGTAAATGCTTGAGTACACCTTCAGCCCCTGCTCGATGAGCGCTAATGTAGTCGTGGCGGGTACGTTAGCCGCCGGCTGGTTGCCGCTGAGAACGTCGGCGTTACTCGCCAGTTCCTTCGCCGCCTCGACCATGAACTGAAGGAGCTTGAACAGTACCTCGGACGGCGGATTAGCCGGCAATGGGAAGACGTTCTTCCTCAGATCGTCCCCTGTGCTGTCCACGTACTTCCACTCGCCGTGCTTAAACCTCAAACTCTTCGTCCCCTCCGGCAACCTCACACCCTTGCCCAGAAACCCGCACTGGCGATTGGCCATCGTACCGGCGTCGAGGAGCTGATTAAGATTAGTGTTCACGGTTTTGTTAATAGGCCCGATCAGCGCGCCGAACCCCATACCATAGAAGCCCCCGTCAAAGGAAGGGAAGAAAAGGTAGCGTGTGAAGTCGATGCGCGGAGTGATGCGGACAATTTCACCATCGTCGTTAGTATGAATACCGTCCGAGTCATAGCGAGGGACAATGCGGACGACCTGCTGCGTGTCGTAATGCACAGTGACGACGTAGGGCTCCTGGTATCCGTCGCCGTCGATATCCCACCAGCGGTGTTGCTCGAGGAACAGGTGCGGCTTGTCTTTGTCCCGCGTGTCCTGGTTCTGCTTGACTTCCGTATGCGACACCGGCTCGCCGAACTCCCTGTCCAAAAACTTCTTCCCGCGTACACGCTCGACTATCTCGTTTGGATACAGGACAACGTGCTGGGTAAAGTGGGGGACTCTTTCAAGGGACTTGGCGAAGTAATTGACGACGAGGTCTTCGGCAGGACACATCTCGCTTACGTTTTTCTTATTGACGTGGTCGCGGTAGGTCTTGCGGAAGACACAGCCGACAACGGGGAGAATGACGAGAAGCTGATCCGTCTCCTCATCCCAGTTATCCATTTGCTGCAACAACTGCCAGGACATGAACGCCGCCATGCGGTCGGCGCGCTTCTGCTTGGTGCCGGCGTCGTCGTCCCTGCCAAACTTCTTGCCCTTGACGACCTGGTCGCCGTTGATAATGTTAGGGTAGGCGCGGGCGGCGAACTGAATAGCGGCGATAGCGAGCGTGGGGTACTTGACGTTGGCCACCACACCTTCACCGTAGGTCTTGACTTTGCCGATCAAGCGCGCTAGTTCCACGGCCTCCCTGTTCTGTTCCAGCCAGTCGCGGCGGGAATCCCGGTCAATCTCATAATCCTCCACGACACGGATGCCGATGGACATTAAGACCTGCTTGTCCAACTTCTCGGCAACGTTGTCCATATCGAGCTGCGCCATAAGCTGGTTGACAGCGGCTTCACGCATCCAGCGCAGCTCACGGTCGGCTTGTTCCTCGACGGTGCGCGGGTCCTGGGGCGGCGCTGACAACTGGGGCGGCGACTGTGACTGTGGGGCGCCGCCACTATTAGCATCCTGCCCGCCGCCGGGAGCGGTTGTGGGCTCCTGGGGGGCGAAGTTAGGCGTAGTGCCGGGGGGAGGCGGAGTTTGGGCATTGGGTGGCTGCTGTGGCTGGACATTGGGAATAGCTGACATAGTATTTTTGCGGCGAGGGGGTGCCGCCCTTTCTGAAATTTTGGGTTAACCACTAATATCCCGTTAACGGATCAACATCCTCTTCTTCTTCCACCTTCTTCCCGCCGTCTTCCTCCGCCGCCGGATACAGCTCAAACACCGCCAGCGCGTATCCAAGCGCCGCTACCGCAGGATGCGTATTGGCGGTCGCAGTCGTCCGCTCATCGGGTGGTATGCTCAGGTACTTGGCGATGTCCGCCGCACCCAGATGCAGATACTTCGAGGCAGGCTGCAGGAGCTTTATGCTCATATCAGCATACAGTTCCACTCTGCCGTCCCTACTATACGGCGCGGCGTAGAACTCTATCGCGCGCAGACCACGCTTAACGGCGTCGCCGTTATAGATGTACAAATGGACAAGATTGCCCTCGTCCGCTCCACGCCCATACCAGCCTTGGGTACGGTACATCGCCTGGAGTTCGCCGATTTCCGACAGGAACAGTTGCTTATCGCCATGCGTCGTCTCCGCGAGAACGCGAACGTGATGCTGCCTGCCGCCTTTGCGCGGGAGACGCTCTTCACCCAGGACTACGGCGTATCCGGGTTTGTCCGCCGGCCATGACATGCCGCCGATGATACGGCCAAGGTCCGGGTCGCCGGCCTTGATGTCAACGGGGTCGATTAGAATCTTCAAAACAACTGCACCCTTCTAACGTGGCCAGGACCGTCTGCAACGTCTCGATTACGCCTGCAGGCCCTCCAACCCTCTCCAGCCCTTCTATCGCTTTGACTACCTTCTTTATCAGCAGTTGCCGGGGCGTTTCAGGTTCATCGCGGACGTGAATTGGACATGGGCCGAGCCATGACAGGGACTGTTCTCCGTATTTCGACGCCGTCATCCGGCGCTTCCATGTCTCCGCGTCCTCTCTGCTCCTGAACGCTGGACTGGTTGGGTAGCTGTTCGTAAGCTTGTTCACAGCCGAATAGCTTCTGTCCCCTACCAAAACCCAAAGTTCCCTAATCAGCTTTTCCTCATTCATAAAACCTCCGCAAGGAAACCCCTGATTTCAATCAGGGGTAATTGACCTGCCATCTCCTCAGCTACAGCCGCTTGCCATCCCCCTAACTCAGATCGCACCCCGCATAAATATTGTTGGCTCCAAACGCCCGCGCCTGCCCTTCGTAGCTGAAGGCATGGCGATAATGGTCCGCCCCCAGCCTCACATAAATATACCGCTTACTTCCCGTTTCCTCATCCTCGACCAGCCGTTTAGCCACATTACAGCATTGCCGGGCGAACGTTTCCATCTGCTCCGACCTTCTTGGCAGCGCAACTATCTGCGCCGATATTTCCTGGTGGCTGGCGTCCAGGCACTCTGTCCTGTTCCTGCTTACCCGCATGGTCTGCTCATTCCACACCGCCGGCCCCCGCCTGTGCTCATCATAAAAATTCAGCCACACCCTTCCCGGAAATCTACCCGCGAACGCCTGCGCCGCCCTCATCTCCGGCATACCGTCAACTACGCAGCAGCTCACGTGGAATTTCTTCATAAGGCCGTCCAGATCACCCCACTCTTTATATTCATTAATATGCACGATAACACCGGCCTTCCCCCACGCCCGCTTGCCGATGACGACATGCAGCCCTTTGCCCTGATCCACCCCCATAGAGCACGGACCGGCATCCCACTGCTGTATCCCCATATCCCCGCAGCAGTCATACACTTCCTCGACGGCGAGTTGATTCTGCGCTTCGATAAACGGCATACCGATCTTACTATTGTACGCTTCCGTCAATCCACGCTCAGGGTCTTCAAACGCCGCCAGTATCTTTTCAGGCTTGACGTAAATGGAGTTGAGCTGCGATATCCACCACCCGACCATATCCTGGGTACGCTCCGGATAGCTGATGACCCACTCGCCGTTATGCGGGTAGATTTCGCGCGCGCAGTGGCGGCAGGCCCGAATGACCGCGCCACCCACTCTCAGGAGCGCCTTCTGCCGCTCCCAGCCGTTTTCCTCGAACTCCTGCTCCATACAGGTACGGGCGCCGCAGTGAGTACAGGTAATGAACCACAGACGCATATCCGATTGCCGCCACTTAACGTCTATCCCATAATTAGGGATAGTCGGCGTACTAATGTAGTCGATCTCCTGGATGGAACTATGGCTAAGCCGTTCTTCGGCTAACTCGACCATGGACTTTTCCATTTCGTCCACTTCATCGAACACTATGCGGTCTGCGGGCACGCTTTTCAACTGACTGGATGTTTTTTTAAAACCACCTATGGTTCGTGTGCTCCTGGCGCCGCGAAAGTACAACATACCCTTCCCGACGCGCTTGATGTTAGCCGCGTCCGTGTCCTTCACATATTCCTGGATTATGGGATTGTCGCTGATTAATGGTTGGAAACGGCCCTTGCTGAAGTCGGTAACGTCGTCTCTTGTCGGAAACAGGTACAACACTCCCTGCGGATAACGGTCATATATAAGACCATGAATCGACTTGAGCATCTTAATGCTCGTCCACCCGATCTGCGCGCCTTTACGCGAGCATTGCATCGGCGCGTCGAGCTGCATTGGCTCAAGCTGATAAAGGTGCCCCTGGAGCGTAAACGTCCGGCCGTCGAGCTTTATGCCGTTGTCACACGCCCACATGGCGCAGTCAACCGCCCGCTGGGCGTCGTTCATAGCGTTGTTAGTCCTTCCCAACTTCGCCCCCGCCATAGCGCTGTTTGAGTATGCTGGCGTTGAGCTTCTTCAACGCCGACTTCTCATCATCGCTAAGATTGATAAGCACATTCGAGTGGTCGATGCTAATGGGCGCAGGGGTCTCGGCTACCTTTTTCATCACATAAGGGTAGGCGGCGGCGATCTGCGGAATGCTGTGGGGGGTCCGCGTCTGGTTGTATATCTCGATGGTCATGTTGAGTGCTGCTAATTCGCGGTAGACATTGGCGGATATTTTGCGGGCGCGGGCTATGGGCATGATATTGTCGTCGGCGGGCGCCAGACCGGCCGCTACCAATACCGCCAGCATCTCCTCGGCGGTGACGGAGCTTTCAAGCGCCGCCTTGCCGTCGATTGCCCGAATGACTGCGTTTTCTGCTCGATTGTTGCGCGCCATAGTAGTGTGCCGTCCCTTCATGGCGTTGGTGCCGGTGTTGGTGCTGATGGCCAATCGTTCATCCATAACCCTCCGGGAATACAATAAGATGTCCCATTCGATATTGACCCGTCGCCATTAGTAATGCTGCAAACGCAGGGTTGCGCCTGCGGGCAGTCGGTACAAACTGACTGATCCGTTCGGATATTTGGCCCTGGCGGTGTCGGCGGGTCATCCGCGAACGTCATTACTGGGACAATAAGTAAAGCTGCTACGATTGCGATGATCATAGATTTCAAGCGCTTTCTCCTCTCCTCAATTAAACACCACGAAGCTCACCGGCGTCTCGGCCGTTACCCCGGCGACCATGTTTATCGTGAAACTACCCGCAGCCGCCACCACGTTCTTAACCTGGGCGGTCGTGTCATTCGACGCAGGGACAGCGATTACGATACTCCTGGCCGTCACGAGATTATTCGTTACCGTAACTGTGGTTCCAGCCGCAGCAATTCTAACCTGTCCGGCGCTCTTATTGATTGTCTTGTTACCTGTTGCGCCGGCGGTTATAAGCGTCGGACCAAAGTTTATCCCGCCGCCAACCGTGATGAAACCACCCTGGATTTCCTGTACGCTAACGCTGGTAATTGTAAACGCCCCCGAAGTTACCCCGCTGACGCTCAGCACGATACTGGCCGGACTCGCGGTAGAATAGAAAAGGACAGTGTTCGTACCCGCCGCGATCGGCAAAGTGGCCGATGCTCCGGCAAATCCCGTTGTAAGCAGCATCGTGCCACCGACCTCTGTTGGAGCAGCCGAAACGATGTACTGAATTTGGTACTTGCGAAGTCCCGCCGACGCCTGTGCCTGATTAGCCGCCGTTTGCGTAATCGTGCCTGAACCGGACGACTTCGTGAATGTCGCCGCTGTCCCATTTATGGCGAAGTCACCGGCAAGTGTCCAGGTAGACTGACTAAAGTCTGCCGGGTTGCTGCAAGACTCTGTGCCGAGGACCGTCGAGTCCTGAATAGATACTTTTGTGGGCGGGGTCGTGTCTCCTATGCCAACATTGCCGGCTGATATAATCGTTTTAGTAACCGAGGAGTTTCCTATCGTTGTCGAATTCGAGCCATTACCCACCGCGCTGTAGCCGATGACCGTCTCGTTAGTGTCCCCGTCAGTTAATGGGTAGGCGCTATTCCCAAGATAAAGAGAGTTTGTCGCTATGGCATTCGTGACTGAACCACCGGAAATATAGGTACCTGCCTGATAGCCGAGCGCCGTATTCCCCGAACCTGCGTTCAATGAAGCCACAGGAACACTAAATCCAGAACCAGTACCCCCGATGGAAGCGGCAGGGGCAGTAAGAACAGTCGTAGTGTCTTTAAATCTAGCGCCAGGAGAAGTTATTGTAACTGAGCTCACCGCGCCACCAGCTGAAACAACAATCGTAGCGGTTGGGTACGTTGTGGCGGTCGACCCGCTTGAAAGCGTCATCGCGATGCCAGTGTATGTTCCTGGTGTATATAAAGAACCTCCCGTAATCGTCCCAAGCGTTGCGACGTTGGTGGTGTTGTAGTAAAGGGATCGATAGCCATTGGCATTGGTGTAGCTACCCGTGGTGTTGGAGTAGAGGGATTGATAGCCATTGGCATTGTTGTAGCTACCCGTGGTGTTGGAGTAGAGGGAGGCATAGCCATTGGCATTGTTGTTGACGCCTGTGGTGTTGAAGTAGAGGGATTGATAGCCATTGGCATTGTTGTAGCTACCCGTGGTGTTGGAGTAGAGGGAGGCATAGCCATTGGCATTGTTGTTGACGCCTGTGGTGTTGAAGCAGAGGGATTCATAGCCATTGGCAGTGTTGTAGCTACCTGTGGTGTTGGAGTAGAGGGATTGATAGCCATTGGCATTGTTGTAGCTACCTGTGGTGTTGGAGTAGAGGGATTCATAGCCATTGGCAGTGTTGTTGACGCCTGTGGTGTTGGAGTAGAGGGATTCAAAGCCATTGGCAGTGCTGAAGTTGCCCGTGGTGTTGTAGTAAAGGGATTGAAAGCCATTGGCAGTGTTGTAGCTACCTGTGGTGTTGAAGTAGAGGGATTGATAGCCATTGGCATTGTTGTAGCTACCCGTGGTGTTGGAGTACCCTGCTTGATAACCTAACCAGGTGTTTAGTAAAGTATTGTCAAAATTGATTAAATTCGCTACTTGAATCGTATTGTCGGGCGTAGTCGTCCCGATGCCGACACTGCCGGCAAAATAAGCCTTCCCACTCGCAAACACCGCATTTTGCAGCACGCCGGTCGAGTCCGTCTCAGCACTTATTGGAGCCTGCGCGCTGGAAATAGCCGTACCCGCCCCCCAGGAGGGAGAACTGTCTATCACAGCCGTTGTCGAGTTGGTCCAGGACAGGATATGCGTAGATGTGCCCGAGTGCGTAACCGTAAACCCACGGCTGCCAGGATACCCGGCTGCCACAGCATCGGCGGAACTCGTAAAAGCCAGGGCGGTCCCGCTCGTACTCATCGTCCCGGCAAAGGACGTGATCGCCGCCGCGCCGGTAATCTGCGGACTGACGGAGGGCGCGCCCCCCAGCACGGAGAGGGCGCTGGAGGCGGTTGACTGACCCAGGAACGTCTTCATAAACGCACTGAGCGTGCTCAACACTTTTTGCATGGGGGATGACGCCGTCCCCGGCGTCACCCATACTTTGATCGTAAACGTCTTCGCGCTGCCCACGCCGGACGCGCCCGGAATCAGCAGCCGGTTGGGAATCGGCGCCACGTACCCGCTGTCGGTATCGAAGATCGTACTGGCGGAGTTGCTGCATGACGCCGCCAATCCCTGGAGAAAATCGCTGGTAGTGTCCGGAGTCGTGCCTGTGCGAACAGGGTTGAGGGTAACGGCGAAGCCTGTGGTGGGCTGAGCGCCGGCCGTACCTGGAATGATTTCGACACGGGCGGCGGCGCCGGCGATGGGGTAGTTGGGCGTGCCGGTGAGAGTGGGCGCGTTGACGTTGCCGCTGGCGTCGGCTGTGCAGGACCATACCAGCTCCGTACTCCCCATGCTGGCGGTAGGAGCGGGAGTGAAGACGCAACTACCGGCGGCGAAGGAGGGGGGTGTGAACATGCACATGTGGATAAGCAGGACAATCAGGATCGCGATGAGTCGTTTCAAACGCTCACCTCCTTTCTTAAACCTTAAAATTTGATAACCTGGACATATGCGAACTCAAGCCGCTGCTTCGCCCCGCTCGCCAAATTTAGGACGAAGACGAGGCGGTGGTTGCCGGCCATGGCGTCGCCTGGGTATTGGAGACGCAGGGAAACAAGAGTACCGGCGACAGTGACGGACGCGGGTGTGATGAGGTTGGCGGTGGAGGAGACATCACCGGCGCCCGTACCCGTGAACTCGCTGGTGACGGCGGCGGAAACAAGGGAGTCGCCAAAAGGAATGACGCCGGGAGCGCCGGCGCAGTCGGCGATAGGGAAGTCGAATGTGAACGGCCCCCAGTCGAGAGTAGACTGGTTGATGGCGATGGCGGCGGCAGGGCGCATACTCATGTTGAAGTAGAACTCGGGCACTAGAGTCTTCCTCCGCGTGGCAGACCAGGCATCATCGGCAGCATTGAAAATAGCAGGTAGAGCACAACTATCGCGAAGATCACGATAAGGATTATTTGGAAGATTCGCAGGAACGGACCAGGTAGCGGAATCATCCCCGCGATGTAGTAGGCGGCTCCGCAAATAATCGCCGCAATAAGAAGATAGAACAGTATTCCAAGCATATTATGTCCTCCTGATCACGGGATGGCCTCGTGTCTCTTTTCGGCCCTCGCCGCCGCGTAGTCCAGGCAGTACTCACGGCAACTCACATGCCGCTCCGCCTGCCACCAAGTACTGCAGTGCAAACAAGGAGACGGCCGTTCGCCGTCGGTATCGGGCATTCAGCCTGGCGGCGCGACGTACGGTGTGCTCCTGATCGGGTCTCCGGGAGCGCCGGTGCCGACTTTATTGTGGTCCTTCGTGACAAGTCCGAAGACTGCGAAAAGCGCGGCCATTTCCCATTGATGCGCGGTCGGTAACTGCCCGGCGGTAAGTATTGGCTCTATGATTACGGACAATCCAAGCAGAAATCCTGTCAATGTAGTTTGCCAGCTACCCAGCATGGTTGTCTGGATGAATTTTAGCATCACGTTACTGCTACCTTTCTGCTAACTTTCGTTAACAAATGCACTCTACGGTTGATCTTCGTAACGCTGCCAGCGCTGGCGTATGACAAAATAGCGGCAGCGACGTATTTAGCCAATTTAACGGGAACGGCGTTTCCGATTAGTTGTTCCAAATCAGTCTTCGTGCCCTTCCATTGAAATCTCTTTGGAAAAGTTTGCAGCCGCGCCCGTTCAATTGTTGTTAATGGCCGTATTTTAGCGACGGGAACAGGATCGCCCGGATGACCTGTGTAGCCAGAAGGAAGCGGACGGTTTACGCCACGTACCGTAGGAGCTGGCTCGTCAATTGAAAATATGCCTCTGCGGCTGTAATTGCGAGGATGACGATAATAGTGTGTCAAACCGAATTCATCACCCAGATAGTCCCGCACAGTCATTGGCCCTTCTGAAAGGCCCGCCTCTAAAAAAGGCATTAGAAATTCGTCGTTCTCGCCACGCTTTCCAATACAAAAGAAGCGTTTGCGTTTCTGCGGAACGCCGCAAAAACTCGCGTCTAACACCCGCTCGGTTAATCCATAGCCTGAACTTTTGAATATCTCACGCGCGGCAGCGTAAGCGCCGCTGTTTTGCGCTCGATCTACATTTTCCATAAGAAACCATTCCGGTCGGACGTTCCTGATGATTTCCGCGTAGGCTTTCGTCAGGCTCGCCCTGTCCCCTTCGCTCCTTTTGCCTGCGTGCGAAAAGTCCTGACAAGGAGGCCCGCCGATGATGATGTCCGGCGCCTGCGCCGCTATTTCTTTCGATACGGCGCGGACATCGCTTAAATCCGTTTTAACGACGGGGTGTTTGAAATTAAGTTTGTAGCAGGAGATTGCGGAGTCCCACGCGTCGTATGAGCACAGTACGTTAAATCCGGCCTGCTCAAACCCAAGCGACAACCCACCGCAGCCACAGAACAGATCAACTACCTTCATAAAACCTCCACAAGGAAACCCCTGTCAGGGGAGGAATTGCGGCTTGACTCGCCGCATGGGTTAAAATATACTTAGTCCCGCTGTGGCAGCATGTTCTGGCGTTTTGTCAATCCGCCAATCGCAGTCCGAACT